AGCGACACGTTTTAAGGCACCGCCCCGCGTTTTGTTTTGCGGGTGTGTGGGGGTATAGCCTCAGGCAAATAAAAACCCGCCTGAGCGGGTTCCTGAGGGGTTTGCGGTTCACCCTTGAGTGTAGAGCCGACCCTCTACGCATTGCGCCATGAGACCGCTTACCTCATCGCAAGCAAAATGCCCCTCTTCGCTCCAAGCCCACCCCAACGCATTGCGCGGGAGGTTGTCCAAGAACTCATTTAATAACGGGATCTCATCATCATCCAGACCCGTATAGTCGCCGTTTTCGATAGCGCAAACCCAATGCTCCGCGATGTCATAGGTGAAATAATCGAGCTTCATTGCTTGACCTCCGCGTTATCAACATAAACCGCGCCGACCTTGACGTGTCGGACGTAAACGTCCCCATCAAAAAACCGAAAACCCTCGCGCAGCGAAACCCTAGGGCTTGACTCTTTGACGTATTGGGTCAAACGGGCGAGCGCTTCATCTTCGGTTGAGCCGACCGCCTCATACGTTGATTTATGACCTTCAAATGTTGCGATGTAGATCATTGCTCATCCCTCCATTGTATTTGGTGCCTAATATACCCGCGCAAAATATCATCAATGACGCGCTCGGTATGACCTTGGAAATAGTGGGTGGCGAGGTCGCCATTTGGTATGCCTAAGCGATCCAAAACCAAAAGGATGGCGGCGTTGAGTGCCTCGTCTGCGATGTCTTGGATTTCTTCTTGTGTGTAGATTTGAGTCATTATCTACACCCCCTCAGAAGTCACGGTAAACAAATGAGCCGTTGGCTCCCTCACCAATAAAGGCGCCCTCGTCCTCTAGGAACTGACGCACCCGATCCGCGTTTTCCTCATCATCGGCGGTTTTATCTAATGCGACATCATAGTAATCAGCGATGGTTTCCCAATGGTTCTCGCTGAAGTCGCAACAGATCGCGATTACATCAAGCTCTAGCTCTTCCCCCGTGCTTTGCTCGTACTCGTCCAAGTAGTCCCAGAGAGTAGCCAAGCCCTCATAACTGAAGTTATCGGGACGGATAGAGCGGAAAGCATCGCGGAAATCGTGAAGTTGGACAGTTTGTTTCATGGTTTTAGTTCCTATGGTTAAACAGTTAAAAATTTGGAAGGGTTAGATCAATAAAAAAGCACGTCAAAGTAGGACAACATCAAGGCAAGCAAGCCAACGAAAAAGCCCACGGTTAGCCCGTACTCTATCCAACGGTGCCACCGTGGGCGGCTTATGAAAATCTCGCGGGTTATCCGTTGGTTCAAAGTGTCAAATTGGTGTTTTGTGCTCATGACAGATACCCCACTAAAAACGATACAACGGGCAGTGCAACAAATAGTGCAATGAGGATATATAAATCGGTGTGTTTGTTCATGGTTGCCCCTTAAAATTTCACGGTGTCAGCTTTGACTTCAATGGTATAGCCCAATGCTTTAACAGCTTTCAGTGTTTCAACTGTTAGGGTCTTGGTTCCCGCTATACGTGCAAAGGTTTCCGCAACGTGGCACACGGGCTTAAACACCACACTACCGTATTGGTTCACCTGTTTAATTGTGACTGTATTCATGGTTGAAAGTTCCTCAAGTTACCTGGAGCACCGTGCCCCAGTGACGTTATTATATTCGGAACAATTCCAGATTTACAACTGTTTTTTTGATAGGGGAAACCCTAAGGTTGCCATTGTATATTTCTATTGGTTGCTGCCTTTGGATAGCCTGAGGTTATCGGCGGGTGTGGGCTTGAGGTGTAGTCCAAAGGTACTAATAAAAAAAAACATACAGATAAACAAAAACACAAACAACAAACCACTGTATGAACGTACAGTACTGTATGGATACCCAGGGTATGCACGGGTGCATGGCGTGAGGTCATCAGATATTTAATCCGTTGGCACCCTTTGAGAATCAACGGGTTGCGGAACTTTGGGACAACGCGCGGGTCAACGTGCACGGTATCGCGTAGGTGCAAAACGCGCGTGTTAACGGGTGCGGTATTGCGAACGCGAGGGCAGCGAGAGGGGGCAAGGGGGGAACGCCCAAAATTTGTACGTATATATACCCATTCAAATTTTTGTAATTAAATTATTCCTGGTGGTAACTGTACCTAGAGAACACCTCAAGCTCCCCTAAGAAAACCCCTAGTCCCCCTACCACCCTAAGGATAACCAGAAGTCTATCCAAGGGTTACCTAAAGAGACTACTCTAGAGAGGTATGTTATTGTTATTATCTTAGAGAAGAGAACTATAGATTATCTATAGATTATCTATAGTTTTCTCTCTACCCGAATGTGCAACTTTTTCAAATTATGATATAAATCATGCACTTAGTGTAACTGAGTTGACATCCAGTTTTTACCCTTAGGTTTCCTCCCTAAGACTGACCCCATGAACTTCTTAAGTTCCATGTCTATAGCCTTGTCTTTGATGCTTCTGAGAGCCTTGTCTTGGTCTCTGGACATATGTTCAGTCCAGTAACTCACAGCCATGGCTAGTGCGTCTAGTCTATCGTCATGGTTAAGGGAGCCTCTGTCTTTGGTGAGGCGTGTCATTTGGTAGAACAGGGAGAACTTAACGTCCTTAGCTGTCTCAAAGTCTTCCTCAATGACTCTTTGGTCAACCACAAGGCGGTGTGTGGACATCACTGGTTCTAGTGTGTCTATGATCCGTACTTCTTTCTGGGTTGAGTGCTTCACTTCCTCTACGATACACCTGTGGTGTTTCTGTAGGATGGGTGTAAAGAGCTTGGTGTACATACCATCACCGAAGTTAGCTTCGATAATGACGTGGTTCACTGAGTGTTTCTTAGCCAACTTAGCGAGGGACTCTAGGGTTTCATCGGTATAACCCCCGTGAAGACCTCCTGCTGCCACTAGGTACATGGTACCAGCTAGGACTTTGATAATAGCGTAGCCTGTCTCATCTGTACCCCTACCTGAGGGGTCTATGGACATCACACAGCCTGTGTATTCGGTCATCTCATCGGAGTGCCACATGGGTCTGTGGTATCTGTCTCCAGTCAGGGCTACGTTGGGGAGGTCATTGACCACCAATTCTGGTGCTGCTGCCCAAGCTAATTTCCCATGAGCCATCTCAGGGTTCAAGTTCATGACAATCAGGTCTTGTACCTTGAGGGGATACCTATCGGCATCACTGAGGGAGGTATCGAGCATGAACTGTAGGGCAAAACCTGCTCTACCGTAGGAAGCCTTACGCTCCATGAGATCTTCTTCACCAAACCGTAGGGGGTCTGTGGGTCTGTTCTGGAGTTCAGGGTTCAGCTCTAGGGCTTTAGTCAGCTTAGGGGCTAGCTTACCTTGGTAGCTGGGTACCTTAGGTATCTCTGGGTACAGGGCTGACCAGATACGTGTCTCATATCCCCGTTCCCCGAGGGCATTGTACAGGGACATCTCTAGCTGAGGGGTACCCAAGTAGATGATCTTAGAGGTATCCAAAGGTTTCAAAATGGAGTCAAACTCCTTGACTAACTCAGAGAGCTTATCCCGCATCATTTGGGTCGCAGAGTTACCTGGTGTCTCAATGTCGTCAGCCACAATGATGTCTGCACGGCTACCTGTAAGTTGTCCTGTGATACCCACAGACTTAACTGAGGGGGAGTGGTCAGCAAGGGCTTGTCCCACATCAAAGGCAACCACAGAATCCCTTTGACCCTCTTGAGGTCTCAGGTGGTGCAGTATCTCCATCTCATTGATCAGTCTTTTGACAAACGTAGAGAAGGCATCAGCTCGTTCCTTGGAGGCTGAGACCACCAAGATCTTCTTCTGGGGGTCATTAAGCAGCACCCAGATCACATAAGCAGAAGTCAAGAAGGACTTACCCACACCTCGGAAGGCTTGGATAATGGATCGCTTAGGGGAGTTCTGGAGGTATGTACATATATCCAGTTGTACTGGAGTGGGTTGGGGTAAATTAAGGTGTTGCCACACAAGGTAAGCAAACACCCTGAAGTCAGTTAATACTCTATTTTCGTTATTCATACTTCAACAGGAACCTTAACGCAGGTACCCTTAACTTGGGCACCTTCTTTTTCCATCTTCTGGAAGACTACAAGAGCCTCTGCAACACACTTAGACTCACTCGCATGGGTCTCTGAAGATGCCCAGAAGTAACACTCTTGACCTAAGCAGAAGAAGGCTACTGCCATAAACTTGGTTAGCATAATAAGCTCCACAAACAGGGATGCCTCTAGGAGGCTCTAAAACAGCCCGTAGAGCGTTTTTAAGGGTTGGGGTATAGCAACCCCTAGGTGACCCTTAAAAATCGCTTGTAGAGCCTTTAAATGGCTTTACGGATAGGCATGACGTTATCATCCTCATCGAATACTGGGAGGTCAGCTAGTCGAGCCAGGGGTGACCCTTGGGCTGCTGTAGCTTCAATCTTGTTATCCTTGAGGAACTGACGGGCTACGTTAAGGATAGCCGCAGGAGGGGCTGTGGGGTTGCCCTCCTCATCGAAGTATTCTCGACCAATAGCCTCTGTGAGGATATTAGCCAGTTGCCCATGGAGTTCTCCTAGGGCTTTTTCATTAGCTTTACTCATAATTTCTCCCTGTTAACACCTTTGGACTTCTCTACGGTACGCATGGCACCAAGACCGAGGAGTGACAGAACTAGGGTCATGAGTTCCCCAACATCTACCAGTCGAGGTAGGATGATTTGGGGATCTATGACGGTGGCAATGAGACCAGCAAAGGGGAACATGAGGAAGTGATAGCCAAGACCCACAGCACAGACCCAGCCTATGGCAGGTCTCCACCCAGCTACAAACACAGAGGCGTGTTTAGCCTCCTCTATGTTGGTCATAGCTTGGAGGATATGGGGTTGCTGGAGGACTTTCTCTAGCTCAATCTTAGCCTTAGCTTTCTCCTCATCAGAGGTGAAGAGGGCATCAAGCCCTCCCATGATTCCCTCTGCCAGACCCTTGGTTGCGTCTGACAAGATATTCATTTGTTATCCTTGTATTAGCCTAATGGTTATCCAGATGATTAACCCTGCGACACCCAAAAGGGTTATAATGAGTGTCCAGAGTGCACCTTGGTACAAGAGGTTCTTTAGGCGTTTCTTTTGGTTAGCTATAGCTTGTCTTCGAGATGTTGCGATCTCTCTTCGCATCTGTATCATTTCTCGATACGCCTCGATGCCATAGCGGTACATTATGAGTTCCCTAAGCTCACGCTCCTGGGTCTCTAATTGTTTTCTGTGGATTAGGAGATTAAGTGCTTCCTGCTCGACTGAACCAGCAAACAATAGCTTTTTGAATAATGGGGGGTTGGATACAGACTTTTCATGCTGTCGGAACTGACTTAAACAGTCGAACCATTGACCCAACTGTTTAGTCATCCCCTCTAATTCTTTGCCAGTCTGTATGCCTTTCTTGATGAAATTATAGGCAGCCGTAGCAGTCGCAATGACTGTTACTGGATCCATTATCTTCCAGCTTTAAGCTGCCCGTACATTAACCCGATAGCTGTGATCACACCGCCGACCCAAAGTAACGGCTTGGCTACTTTGGCGATCCACCCTAAGACCGTGAACGCACCGTCAACTGCTTGGAAAGCGTTGACCATTGTTCGGGTCTCTGCGTGGACTTGATCGACTTTCTGCTCGACAGCTACAAGGCGGTCTAAGAGTTCCTTGTGGCTGACTTCTTCCATTGGTTACACCTTTGGATACTTCGCTTTAACAGCCTGACAAGCCGCAATGTAGGCGTCAATCTGCGCTTGGTCACCCTTTACGACACCATCGAGGTAGTCGGTGATTGGGGGGTATTCTGAAGCGCGACTACGTGCGTAGGCTTGGGCATCGTATTCAGCTTGGAGTCGAGAGATTTCGGCTGTGATTTCAGCTTCGGTTGGTTGATTTTGGTTGGTGTCAAGCCACTCTATGTCGTCACCACGAACAGCAAAATGTGCGTTAGGGTTTAATGACCTAATTGCTTCAAATTTTCCATAAATCATCCTGCAATCTCCATAGCAATTAAAACCGAACAACTTGTCCCACCATTGTCTGTTTCTTGCCTATTTACATACAAAGAACCGTTACCCGAACCAGCGGCTTGATAATAGTAAAGCCTATATTGCAAAGCAGAGGTGGAAGAGGGTGCGTCTAAATAAAGAAAACTTTGATTTGAAATGTTATACGACCCAACCCCTGTAACGCTATCGTCAGCACCGTTCCATGCGCCAGTTGTAGCGGATGTTCCTCCCTGATAAGCTCCTAAAATATCAGGCATAAACGGGCTTCCATTTCGCAACATCTTTAATGAGCCGTTTAAATTAGACGCACCAAATGCAATAGAACCAACAAGCATAATTTTGCTTGATGTTGAACTTGGAGTGATTGTTACATCCAGTCCAACATAAGCAGAACCACCAAGTCCGACTTTTGTGTTGAAATATGTTTGCACAACTTGAATCGTACTACCCGCTGGCAGTCGTGCGGTTCCCAAAGTCCCCGTAGTCAAACTACCAGCATCCACCCCCGAACTAGGAAGCCTCCCAACAGGAAGCGTCCCCGTAGTTAACGCACTGGCATCATTAGACGGCGGCACGTTATCCAAAGCGCCCAAGGGAACATCAAAGTTCCCCGTGACTATATCTGCAAGATTTCTTGCGTTACTCATTAGACACCTCCAGCTTCTGCTATCTGCGCCGCTTGTTCAGCTTCCATACGAGCCTGACGTTCTGCCGCAGATTCCACGTTAGCCGCCATAACGATGTCGTCCTTTGAGCCAGTGATAGATTCACCAGCGGCGAGTTTGCGTTGGACTTCAGCCGCTACGATTTCTTCGATAGCAAGGCGGCAACGTTCTTTGACTGCGTTTTGAATCCAGTCGTTTTGTGAGAGAGCGATTACACCGAGGGCTTTGTCTTCGGCATCGCTTAAAGTAATTGTGTAAGTTGTCATAAAATTTCCTTTGAGTTAGCCGAGGAGTTGAAAAGTCACATATCCCAGATCAATACCACCTGTGGCGGATCCGTTTGAGTTATAGATGGTGACGGCTAGTGTGTCTGATGCGGCAACAGTTAAACATTGGTCAAGACACATAAAAGTGTGTTGCGCATAACTGCCATTATTCCAATGGAGTGGAAGATCAATTACTGCGCCATTCTTTTTAACCGCAATCCAACTATAAGTCGCGGTATAGTTCGAATATGCTGTCCATGTGACTCTATAAGTTCCAGCAACAGGGCAAGTAAACACACCAGTTGAGGCTAAATGGTTTCCAACATTTGTCCAAGGTGTTCCAACGGACGGTATCGTTGTCCCTGATATAGCGCCGTGTCGGTATGCGGCGACTGGCTGATACGGCATCGTGACCCGACCAGAACCATCAACCCCCATGCGTTTTACGCCGTTGCGTACAAACATTAGCTCTTGAATATCTGCCCCGTCTCCTCTGGTTGCCCCAACTCTCCAAGTATCTGCGTACCAGTCGATGTCTACTCCAGAAACAATTTTGTCTGGTGTCCCAGCAGTAGCGCCGTTGTATGTGGTGTTTACCCCTGCAAAAGTTTTGACACGCTTAAGATCAGTGTCGTTAACTAGGACTTGCAGTTGCCCCGTCATCGTATCGCCACTCTTGGCAACCCGACCAGCAATCAACGCATCTGTCTGAGCCTTACTATAAGTATCAGCAACCAAGAAGTTACCAAAGGCATCCACCACCAACTCATCACCAGCGGTAGCCGCAGAGACAAGCGTAATGTTCACACCATCAGTTGCCGTATAGTCGTCATCAGGACGCAAACG